ATCCTACATTTAATAGTTATCCAAAGGCAGTAGGAGGTGATACTGTTCAGTTTCACGATATACAATTACTTCGAGATTCTAATAATGCTGATCCTGTTATTTCTGCTGGTTCATCAGCAAACTTAACATTGCAAACAGGATCAACTGTTTCTGGGGCTTTTACTTCTATTTTAGATGTTAGTGGATTACAACTTGGAAGGAATACAGGATACGTCAAACTAGTAGCACCAGCAGATCAATCAGGTCAAACAAGTTATACATTTACCTTCCCTCCAATATCAGGCACTAACAATCAAGTCTTAACAACAAATGGAAGCGGAACTACAAGTTGGTCTACGATTGATACAACGCTAGTAGGAGATACCACTCCAGAATTAGGTGGTGATCTAAGTACTAACAATAAAGATATAAAATTTGGCGATGGGGATAGAAATGATGCTACTTTAAACAGACTTCATTTCGGAGCGTCTGATGATTTAGAAATTTATCACGCATCTAATGTAAGTTATATAGCAGCACCCGATGGCGATTTAGAAATAGAAGCTGATAATTTTAAGTTAGTTAGTCACGATACTGCTGGTAGAGCTATATTCTTAGACAATACAAACAGTCGTTTAGAGCTTGGTTTTGACGGAAATCAGGATGCCTATTTTTCGGGTAATGGAGTTCAATTTGTTAAAAATATATCTGTAGATGACCAAAAAGAAATACGTTTTTTTGAACCAAATACAAGTGGTTCGCAATATACAGCCCTTAAAGCACCATCTTCAATCTCTACAAATATTACCTTTACATTGCCAGGTGCAGATGGCAGTAATGGACACGTTTTACAGACTGACGGTAGCGGAGTTTTAGCTTTTGGAGCGTATGACATCGTTAATGACACGACACCACAGTTAGGCGGTAACTTAGATGTTCAAGGTAGTGAAATTAATACAAGCACAACTAATGGCAATATTATTCTTAATCCAAACGGCACAGGTGTTGTAGAAGTTAAAGGTGATGGTACAACTACTGGAACTGTTGGAACAATTAAACTTAATTGTTCGTATAATAATCATGGTGTAAAAATTGCATCACCACCACATTCTGCTAGTGCAAATTATACGTTAACTCTTCCTAATGCATTACCTGTAGGGGGTAGTAAAGTTTTAATATCAGACACTTCTGGTAATTTTAGTTTTTCAAACTATATAACTGATAATACTGGAGTAAATTCTCTTTATGATGGTTCGGTACAAAGATTATTAGCTTCTAGTGGTAATGTTACGATACAAGGAACTGGAGGTGTAGTTACACCTCTTAGATTCCGCGATGCAACTTCATCAGATCATGTAGAATTTCAAGCACCAACTACATTATCTACAAGTACAACATTTACTATTCCAAGTGCAGATGGAACAAGTGGACAAGTATTACAAACAAATGGAAGTGGAATTTTAAGCTTTACTGATGCAGGATCAGGTTTAGTTGGTAGTTCAAACGAAAAATTATTTGTTGAAGCAGAAAACCAAATGGATAACAGCTTTACTACAACAGCAAACTTTAACTATGTATCAGCTAGTCCTATGATTATTGCTTCTGGTGTTGTTCTTACAGTGAGTGCAAACTCTACCATGACGTTTGTTTAATTTCTTTTTTATTTAAAATCATGTCAAAAGTTATTGTTGATGAAATTGAAACAGTTACCAGTAATGGGGATATAAGAATAATCCCCAACGGTACTGGTGCATTAGATGTTAAAGGTGTAGATCTCTCTGGTTTGTTAAGAGAAAATGTAAAAGTGGTATCTGGAACTTTAAGTGCTAATTCAAATATTAATTTAGAAGATGGAATGGTTCATTATTTCACTACAACAGAGGTAGCCTCATCTACTCCTAATATTAGATTTAATTCTACAACAACACTTGATAGTGTTTTAGGCATAGGAGAAATTATATCAATATCAATTATTACGACTGCTGCTGCTAATTATTTTTATGAGCATTTAACGATTGATGGTAATGCAGTTGTAGAAAATTGGGTTGGTGGTTCTGCACCTTCAGATGGTGGTTCAAGTGGTGTTGATATTTACGCTTATACAATTATTAAGACAGCATCAGCCACATATACTGTTATTGGAAACCAAAGTAAAACATCATAATTAATGAAACAGGATTATTGGACATATAACAAACCTTTGTCAATGACAGGATTTGGTGGTGGTGCTACCTCACTTTCAAATGCTGGAGGTGTTGCTTTACCATACGCAAATGATTTAGAATATGCTGGTTTTTTTAGCACAAATGCAAATCCTATTAATATTAGTAATTCAAGTTACGATCAGGGTGGAACTCCTTTTAGTGCTTTAGATTACGTTTTTGATAATTCTAGATCAAAAATATATACAGGTTATGACTATCCAGGGTTTTACGGCTGGTCAAATGCAGGTAGTACATATAATAACAATGCAAGTTTTTATAATGCTACTTCTACTCTGAGTTATTTTAATAGTTATAGTAATGTTCAGTACGGAAGAGGGTGCACTATCGCATATTTACAGGATGGCACTTCTGTATTTGTAACCAATACCATGTCGGATGCTAAAATACATTTTTGGGATATTGCAAATAATCAGTATCTAGGATATTTAAATTTAACCCAAGGAACAAATGCTTTGCCTAGTACTGTAAGTATGCGAGGTATAGCTTATTCTGGCACACATCTACTTATTAATGATGCAAGTGGAGGTATTAGTAGTAATTCAAATTATGGTAGTCAAAAATTATATGGTTACGATTTACCTGCCAATACTGCTGCTATTAATAGTAGTTCATCTTTGAGTCCTAGTTTAATTTGGAGTGTTCCAACTGGCGTAGGAAGTTATGGACTTGCATGGGGAGGAGGCAATAGAATATACACTACTTATTTAGATAATGGTGGTAGTACAAGTACTACCATGTATCAATTACAATTAACTGATAATGGTTTGAATGGAACTTCTAGTCAAGTTTCAACTTACACAGGTTATTCAGGTATTTATGGTTGTGGAATAGATTATTACAATAGAAAGTTAGTTATAGGTGGTTTCAATATGTCATTCTTCCGTATTTATGGAGAATAAATTTATGAATAGGACAAAATTTAGAATCAATAGTAAAATAAATTTAAAGTAGAAATTATTATGTCGACAATAAAAGTAGATACCATTCAATCTAGACAACACTCTGCCTCAACAATCAATCTTACAAGCACTGGTGCAACTGTAAATGGTGATTGTACAGCTACAACTTTCTCAGGTTCAGGTGCAAGTTTAACCTCCTTACCATCAGCCAATTTAACAGGAGCAATACCAGCCAACCTTTTAACTAACGCTGGTGGTGGAGCATTAGAGTTTGTAAAAAAAATACAACCGACTACTAATATAGCTGAAATAACAGAAACAGGTCTTGATTACGATACTGTATATAGACTTGTTTTTAAATATGTTCTTTTTGATTGGTCTGCAAGGATTGCATTTTTTCCACATTTGGATAACAGTACGACAAAGTTTACTTCTACAAGCAGTTTCGATAATTGTAAAATGCGTATGACCAATACAAACGGTAATAGTTATCAAGAAATTAATAATAAATGGGACTTTGATATGGGTGCAGTCACTTATGAATTAGGCGGTTATTTAGAGTTTTGGACAGGATATCGCCCTTGGATTATGGGAGCCATGAGACCTCTTTATGATGATGGTTTTATTCAGTTTTGGGGTAGAAAAGGTCGTCAAGCTAACACTAACAATGATTCAAACCAAACATACACATATGCAAAAATGAATGGCTTTACTATAGATGCTTGGGGTTGGAACTATACAACCAGCACTGAAATTTTAATGTACAAATACAAGGAGAGCTAATGAATAAATTAGTAAATGGGGTAGTAGTTCCCTTAACTACTGAAGAAATTGCGGAGGTAGATGCATTAAGGGCTGCTGCACCTTCAGAAACAGAAATTAAATGGAAACGAGTAAGAGGTGAAAGAAATCGTTTATTGTCAGAAACAGATTGGGTCGTTACAAAAGCATCTGAAACAGGAGTTGCTATAACTAATGAGTGGAAGACTTATCGTCAGGCACTCAGAGATGTACCAACACAATCTGATTCAGATAATATTACATGGCCGACAAAGCCTAGTTAAGAGGGTAAAATACAAACAATGCACTTTTAATTATTATGTCAACAATAAAAGTAGAAGAAATACAACATCCATCTAACTCTAATAATGCAGTATCTATTGCATCAGATTCTAGTGTTAGCTTAAAGCATAGCGGTTCTGCAAAGTTAGCAACTACAGCAACTGGTGTAAGTGTCACTGGAGCGTGTGCTGCTACTAGTCTTTCTGGAGCATTAACAGCCTCTACTGGTACGTTTACAGGTGAAGTTATTTTTCAAAAGGAAATAACTGAAACTGTTTTTGCAATAACAGATGCTTCTTCTGTAGCCTTAGATCCTATTAATGGAATGATACAAACTTGGACTTTAGGAGCTAACAGAACTGCAACTGATAGTTTAACTACTGGTCAATCTTTGCTTGTTATAGTTACTGCAAGTGGTTCTAACTATACGATGACTTGGCCTACCATGACTTGGGTAGGAGGTTCTGCTCCTACATTAGGAGGTGCTAAACCAACAGCAATAGAATTATTTAAAGTTGGAAGCACATTATATGGTGCAAATGTTGGAGATTTAGGTTAGTGAGATCGCACAAACTTCGCGCTGCTGCTGGTGCTGTTGACCCTGGAGCGATTGTTACTGGTGCAATTATGCATTGGGATTTTGGTGATACTAATTGCTGGAATAGAACTAATTCTACAATTACAGATCTTACTGGTAATGGTCGTAACGCTATTATTAAAAATTTTAATAGTAATAATCAATCACATTCTTATAATTCAAGTAAAGGGGGGTATTTAGCAGCCTCTAATAGTTATGGCGCTCAACAAATCCCACCATATACATATAACTATTGTTCAGGATGTCATGTTGGCACTACTAACGAAAATACTCTATGGCGACAACCTGGTGGAGTATCTGGAGCACAAGCTGGCAGTTATAATTTATTTGGATCTACTAGCTCATCACTTGCACCATTTACTTTAGAATTTATCGGAAATGTAGATCTAATGAGAGATCAAAATGGGAATCTAGAGTTTAAGACAAGTACTTCTAGTATAGGTTATAGTCTAATGACAGGATATTTACAATTTTATTCTTATACCGGCAGTGGAGAAATAGGTAATGCAATTTATGTGAGTGGTAATGAAATTTCTGAGTTTGGATTTGGTGGTACTTCTGAAGCGATAGCTGGTAGTCCTTCTTTGAGACCAACCAATAATTATAACCCAAATGCTAATTTTACTTATACTGGAAATTCAACAGGATGGGAACAACTTATTATTTCAAGAGATAGTAGCGGTAATTTAAAAATGTATAGAAATGGAACAGTCTTTTATGATGTAACTTCAAGTATTAATTACTATGTGTCTTATAATGCTTTTTTATCATCAATTTTTAAAATCTATGAGCAATGGTTTCATTATTCTGGTGGTTGGGGTGTAATGAGAGGATATGATAAAGTTTTTACACAAGCAGAAGTTACAGGTCAGTACAACGCTCAGAAATCCCGTTTTGGGTTTTAACAATTAAACTATTATTATGAACTATGCAATCATTGATGGTACTACTGTAAAAAGCACTGGTTCTATCCAAAAACTATTTCCTAATACAAGTTTTAGTGCTGCTGGCCCTAATGCAGATTTTTTAACTGCAAATAATGTTGTTGAACTTGTAGACACTCTTAGTTATACAACTCCTTCACAAAAGTTATCTACAGTAGATGCTTATGTTGATAGTGGAAAGGCTTACACTGTAAAGGTAGAGAGTACAACAAC